AAAGCAATGCACAAGGAGGAGATTGTAGAGTCATATCGTGAAGGCAGAACCGACCAACAATCTTCAAGCGATTCATTCTATAATAGAAATGCAGAGTCATACTTTAACGAAAAATTTGGAGGGGAAAAATGATGTTAATACTACAACTAAAATATCGAATCGTTCAACTGGAAGCAGCAATGCAAGAACAGGAACAAAAGATAAACGACATACTTATTCGCTTGTCCGTTCCAACCGCTCCAACGCTAATAGCGAAAGAAAAAAAGCAAGCGTTCAAAAAACCAACGGTCGTAGAGATATTCGATTACGCTTGCGAGAAACTAAGCAAGGACGACGCGCTTGCCTTTACTGAGAAATTCCACGCACACTACGAAGCAAATGGTTGGAAGGTTGGAAGGAATCAAATGAAAGACTGGAAGGCTGCCGTTCGGACGTGGGACTTAACTAAATTTGCAACTCAAACAAACCAACAAACTAAAATCAAAAATGGAAAATTCGATTCCGATGCTGCGCAACGCATCTACAACGACGCTCACAACTACACAAAGGGTTGATCGTGCAGAACGCGAAAGCGCGTTTGTTGCCGACTACGAACTCCCTGCATTCGTTAAGTTGAGTTCGAAGGTGTGCGCAATGTACGGCATAGCACTTCCAGAAGCGCAACTGTTGCAAATGTTGCACGAGTTCATAGGCAAACACTTTCGTTGGGTTACGTTTGAACACTTCAACCTCGCGTTCGAATTGAACGCAGCGAATGAACTGTCAAAGAAATGCGAACACTTCGGAGCGTTAAGCGTGTCGTTTATAGGCGACGTATTAACGGCTTACAAACCACACCGCGACAAGGCGAACCTGCAAATTCAGAGAGAAATAGCGGAATCAAAAGAAGAACAAAAAAAACAATTAAAAGAAAGCGAAATGGCGGTAAACGATGACAGTTGGAGAAGGATGCTTGCGGAAGACTTGCAGAACTATAAGAAGGGAAAATATACGGTTATTGAAATTCGTGCGGTGTCCCTGATGCGTTGGTTGGAAGAAAGCAAACAGATAAACGCTGACACCTTCACCGAAGAAGAATATCGGTTATGCAAAGCGAACGCAAAGAAGAACATCTACTTTGAACAACAACTCGTTCAATCAATGGTTGACCGAATGAGCGACCGCAAAAGAATGTTGTTGAAGGAATCAATACGCTTTGAAGGTATGAGAGAATTATACAAACTTTATTTGTCAAAGCAATGAATCAAGAAAGATTGTTTTGTATAGATAATTTTTTTATAATGCCTAACGAGTATAAAGGCAAAGAAAAAACAAAAACATATTTAACAAAAAACACCCCCAGAGAATGGACTGAAAAGGAAATTAAATGGGTTGAGATGTTATTGAATAAAGGTTTTACAACCAAACAAATTAGTGAATGTATTGATAGAGATTCTGTTCAAGTTAGTATTAAGTTAAAAAGAATTTCTAAAAAAGACGGTGAAACATATAATGAAAAACATCGTGATGACAAATACTTTTACAATGATTTGTTCTTAAATGAAATAAAGCCAAAATCAATTTTAGATTTGTATGCTGGTGCTAATTCATATTATGAAGATAAGGTTGAAGAATTATATACCAATGATATAAACAAAACCTTCAATACTTATTATTCAGAAAGTGCTGAAAAGTTAGTTCATCGTTTATATTATGAAGGTAACAAATATGATTTAATTGATGTTGATCCATTTGGAAGCGCGTATGAATGTTTTGATTGCGCTATAAAAATGGCGCGTAAAGGAATCATAATTACATTTGGTGAAATGGGACATATCAGATTTAAGCGTACTGATTATGTAAATAGAATTTACGGTATAAATACTTTGGAAGATTTTACTATTGAGAATCTTATTAAAAATGTAATTGAGATTGGCGAGAGAAATAAAAAGAAATTAGTTCCAGTCTATGTAAGAAATTATAGAAACATTAGCAGAGTATATTTTCAAATCTTCAAATAGAATTATTTTGATACCATATAAACCGACATACCTGCCGCGTCAAGTTGAAGCGTTGAACTTTCTGAACACCGATAGCATCGTTGAACAATTGTTATATGGTGGCGCGGCAGGGGGTGGGAAGACGAAGTTCGGTTGTATGTGGCAAATACAGCGTCGTTTGAAGTACGCAGGGACGCGTTCGTTGATTGGACGTAGCAAATTAGACACGCTTAAAAAAACGACGTTAAACACGTTCTTTGAAACTGCTGAAGAATTCGGATTGATAGCAAACAAACACTACACCTTCAACGGACAATCCAACGTGATTAAGTTCTTCAACGGAAGCGAAATTGTACTTAAAGATTTGTTTGCTTATCCTTCGGACGTTAACTTCAACTCACTTGGTTCGTTAGAAATCACAGACTATTTCATTGACGAGTGTTCCGAAGTAACTGAAAAGGCGGTCAGCATTGTTCACTCACGTTGTCGCTTTAAGTTGAACGAATTTAATCTTATTCCGAAAGGTTTCTTATCGTGCAATCCTGCGAAGGGTTGGTTGTATAACGAGTTCTACATTAAGAACAACAGAAACGAACTACCTTCACACCGCGCATTTGTTCAAGCGTTACCGCAGGACAATCCGTTCCTTCCTGTTGCTTATATTGAATCGTTGCGTCGCCTTCCAGAGTACGACCGCAAACGTCTGCTCGAAGGAAATTGGGAGTTCGACGACGACAGCGACAAGTTGTTCTCAACGGACAACCTGCTGCGTATGTTCCGCAATGAACTGATTGAAGGAAAGAAATATATCACAGCCGACATAGCGCGTTTTGGAAAGGATAGGACAATCATTTGCGTTTGGAATGGTCTAACTATTATTGACATTATTGAACTCAACAGAGCGTCGTTAGATGAGGTCGTAAACAAGATTCGCCTCGTAACAAAAGAACATAACATTTTGTTACAAGATGTTGTCGCAGATGAGGACGGAATTGGTGCTGGAGTGGTTGATTTTCTTAAGTGTCGAGGGTTCGTCAACGGATCTAAACCCAAACAACCGCAATACCAAAATCTCAAAAGCGAATGTTACTACAAATTGGCGCAATACGTTGAAGAAAATAAGCTCACTATTTTAGTCAACGGACGCAAAGAACAAATCGTCAAGGAACTGGAGATGATTAAGCGACACCGAGCAGATGTTGAAGGCAAACTTATGGTCACTCCGAAGGACGTAATCAAGAACCGCGAAGGTATTTCGCCTGACGTTGCCGACGCAATAATGATGCGTATGTACTTCGAACTCAATCCAAGTTACGGACAATACGTTGTCGGGTAAAATAATTTAGCATATATTAGCACAATGAAAATAAGACACGCAATTGGTTACGATGAAATAGAAGAAGTCTCCAAAGACTTAACAATGGAACAATTCATACAGAAATATGCTGATGAAATGTTTGAAGAATATAATGAAAGCAGAAAGCCAGACCATCCTTTTGGTTTAACAAAAGCTTTATGTTTTCAGGAATTAGATGTAGCAATTCAACACCGGTCAGAAGATAAAGATTTAGTTGAATTTTATCAGAAAGTAAAACAAACAATAGAAAACAAACAGGAATGAAACAAACACCACTTTACGAGTCTTTGAAAATGACTCACGACAGAGAACGCGAAATTGTTAATTCAATGGCGACGTACTTCCAACAAGGTAAAATCTTAGGCGACATTCTCCTTGAACTTTCACAGCGCAAGGACATGAACGCAAAAGAGAAAATCTATCTTGCGCTTATGATTGGTTCAATGATGACTAAAAATGGAACAGATGGCGCAGAGCAAAACTAAAAAAGGAATATGCGTGTACTTACACAAAGACCTATGGAACGAGATTGACGAGAAACGTGGTGAGAATAGTCGCAATATCTTTTTGAGCGAAGCTATCCAGTTCTCAATGAAGTTCTATATTCCTGAGTCTAAAGTAAAATTGAAAGAACAAGCGTAGACAAAATAGCGACGGTTGACGTAACGACTAAAGCGTGGTTTCTGCGCTTTTTTTGTTTGTTTAACTTTTTGTTTTCAGATGTTAGATTGTTAATTTCTTCGGTCAACACATCTTCTTTCTGTTCATAAGCCTCAACGACTTCTTGCAAGTTGTTTATCTTTTGTTCTTCGATGTTTATTTGTTCCTTTAAATTGTTAATTACCAACGAATCGGAAGCAATAACGCTATCACAACTGTTCACCAAACGGATAACATCAACAATAGTAATAGTATCTCGAATAATAACAGAAGAAACAGTTCTTTTATAGGTGGTTTTGGCTGTAAGTTGAGCATCTTCATACGTTCTTAATTCTTTATAAAGTTCTATTTGTTCTTGAATCAGGCGGTCGTATTCGCCAGCATTGTAGTTTATGATGCTATCTTGTTTCTGAATTTCAGTTGTTGCATTATTTGCATATTCCTTTCCCCATAAGTTCCAACACAACACCAACCAAAGAATCGATGTTCCAATAAACAGCAGTAATGCCGCGAGTATATTCCTTTTCATAATATCTGACCTTCGTGTATTCTTAAATTTTTAACGCTGTAATTTCCATTTGTTCCTTTCTCAACTATTGCGAAGCCGTGATTATACTTCGAATAAGGGTTGTAGTCGGGAGATAATTCACTTAAGCAACCTACACCCCAACAAGTAATGAACTTGCCGTTAGCGTCCCTCTCGTTGTGTTCTGCTGTCTGGTGATGATGTCCGCAAAGCGCGGACACCTTCGTCTTCATAAACAAACCACGCGCCACGTTAACAGAAGGAAGGAATTGTTTACCGAACTCATGTCCGTGAAAGATTGAAAGTTTACCGATATTCAATTTGCTCTTGCCGTCAATCCACGTAATATTGTGTTTATCTAAATGACATAAAGAAGCGAAGTCGAAAGCGTCAATGTCAAACAACTCAGGAGCTTTCACTCTCATGTAACGCCAGTAGCGTTCTTCGTGGTTGCCTTCCTTATAATAGATGTGAGCGTTTGGAAATTGTTTGCGTAGCGTATCTACAAACTGACGCATTGCGTACAACTCGTCTTTGAATTTTCTTTTGCGTGGATCTTTAACAAAGTCGCTAATCATGTGACAATCTAAAGCGTCCCCATTTAGAATAACCGCGTCGCATCCTTGACGCACTCCTTCGTTTATTGCAACGCTTAACGCTTCGTTATCCTGATAAGGAATGTGAACGTCGCAAAGAATTAAGAACTTCGTTCCTTTCACCTCAACGTGTCTTCGCTTTTTAGCGTATGACTTCGGAAGTGCAAATGGGTTCAATGGTCGTGGCTTTGTGTCGACCAAAGACTTATCCGCTAATTCTTTTTTATTTTTCGCACCAATCTTTCCGCGAATAGTACGAATAATAGTCCGTGCGTATTCTTCGTTTGTGTAGACTTCGGGATTTTCTGCAAACAATTTCTTCGCAAGAGTGAGCGAAGGAGTGTCTTTGAATTTAAAACATACTTCCTCAGCTAATGTTCTCGCTACTGTCTTCTGTTGTGATGCCATTCTTTGCTTGTTTTGTGAATCTCTCAATTACAGTACCACCAAACAATCCTGCGGTCAACAATGCTAATGTATCAAACATTGCAATGGGACAAACATAGATTGTAAAAGTCGCAACATAGGTGAAAGCAATTAGGTTAATTGTAACAAATATAGCAACAATTCGTTTCGAACTAACTTTTGAACACGAACTTAACAAAGACTTCAACCACTCTTTCATATTAGACGCAGGACAAGTTGAACAATAAGACCACCAACGACACCAGCAGCAGTTGCAATACCACCTAAACGAGCAACCTGCAACCTTTGGTTTTGAATATACTTGTCGTGCTTTTGAACCTTACTTACAAGACCTTCGATTTTCATTTCGTCATCACCGATTAAGACGTGATAGATACGGTCTATCTTCTTATTCATATTCTGCAACTCCTCGTGTATCAAAGCTATTTCGGTTTCGGTGTTCATGACTTAAAGTATAGTTGTATTTCAGCCTCTCTGCGTGTAACCAAACCCTTTAACACTTTACCGCCACCCTTGTTCCACAAACGGAATGAATCAGCTATCGTTGCGTCGTTAGGGTTGACGTTTAATTTCTTGAATACTGAAGAACGTTTGAAGCCACCTGTACCGATGTTGTACGCAAGTGAAACACACGCACTAAATTGGTTGTCAGTTAGTGGTTTCAAAATAAAGGGAGTGATTGAAACTGCGAACTGGTCAATTATAAACTTCGCTAATTCGTCAGCACGTTGCTGAGTGATTACGTCGCCTTCTTTCACCTTGTCGCCATTCTCATAAAAAGTATTTCCAAAGCCAATAGTCCATACGTTTGCAGGACATTTGTAAGCCTTCAATCGACAACCTTCAAAACGCTTTATTAGAGCGTATCCTTCTGCGTTAACTTTCATTCACCAATCTTTTTATCTGTTTCTCTTTTCGAATTAAATACTTACGGAATTTCTCCTCGTAAATCTTTTGCTTAACCATGTCTTTCTTTCGTCCCCTTGTAGCCATGTTTTGTTTTATTCGTTATCTAAACCATCCTAATCCTGGTCTTCTGTATTCGTATGGACTACGGTCGCGTCCAGAACTAATCTCAAAAGCGTTAGACGGATAAACATTTGTTTGCGACCAAATCTGATTTGTCGTGTTTGTCATGTACTCAGGAAAGTCTGCGCTGTTATGACACAAATAATCAACCATACGCTGCGTGTAAAACATAGCTTGTTGACGTGCTTGGTCGCGGTAGTTCTGCAAATCGGTTTGTGAGATAGGTGTAGTATCTTCGCTTGTACGAATTACCAAACTTCCGTTATCTGTTTTAACGTACAAATGCGGCAATACTTCGTACATAGTCCACCACATTATCATTCGACGCAAGTAATTGTCAAGAAGGGTTGCGTATGCGCCTGTAATGTCGTCGTTCACAACATCTTCTTTGATGCGGTTGTATAGGTCAGTCCCCAAATACAACTGCGCGTACTTGTCTTGCGACAAATAGATAGCAGGATAAAGAAGCAAGGGATCAACCGAACCGTTTATCCAAGTATATTTCTTGATGTAGTTTTCGTCAATGAGTAGAACTTCGGGTTGTAGTGCCATAATGTTTATTTATATTTTAATGATGCTCTATTCGGCATATCGTTAGGACGTACCGCTTCTTCGCCTTTCGGAAATAGTTCGTTTGCAACACCGCCTGTTACAACTCTATCGTTGTTCAATCCGTCGTTAGGAAGGAACCGACCACCCTCTCTTTTACGCATAAAGACTTTTCTAAACCAAGCGTGACGGCAATAAACACCGCCTTTAAAAGTCCAAATGGAATACTGCGAACTTCCAGCAGGTGCAAACTCTCCGTTTACTCCGTCGTCACCCATTTCGATAATGTCTTCGTAGCGGAATAACGCACCCATTTTAGAAAGCGCAACCATTTCTTGACAGAAATCGCGTGTAACAATTTCGCCGTCTTTGTATGTAAAATTCTTTGAGTAGTAATAACGAACTTTGTAAAGTCCAGTATCAAGTTCTTTGCTTACTTCGTCGGGGTTAGAATAACCGCGAACGCTCATAAACTCCGTGCGGTATTGTTCTTCGCCTTCTGGGTTGGTTACTTCTTCGTCGGAAAGCAACTGCCATTCTTCTTCGTTGATGTATTCCGCTTTCTCTTTAAGATAAGCCAACCACAACGCGCTATCTTCTGCGCTTATTTTATTCTCCGCAGCCGCAACTTTCTTCTTCGCTACAACTTTTTTTTTTTGAGCGGACAATTTAGCCACCGCGTCACCGCCTGTTTGAAACATTGACTTCGCAACGTCCACGTCAAGACCTAAGAATTGAACTAAAAATACAATAGCTTGTTCTTGCGTCAATGTACCTGCGCTAACACTTGCAACAATCTCCACAGCCGAAGCAATTTGCGCTCCGTTGTACGTTACGTCGCTTACCTTTTCGGTTATTCCTGCTGGTGTTTCTGTTACGTCTGTTGAAGGTATGTCTATAACGTCAACAGGCGCGTTAGAATCGATTGCAACACCGTCTTCGAACACACTATTCATTTGAATTTCAACGTTGCCTAAAATTGGCGTGAACACGTCTTCAATAATTCTTTGATATGGCTTGATTACTTGCGTGTTGAATATCTCCATACCAACAATCATTTCGTCCTTATTCGAACCAAAACCTGTCGTGTCGCGTATGCCGTGAATCAATGGCGACACAACGCGGTGTCCTACCATGATTTGCTTCGCTGTTTCTTCTGATAAGAATTGATATTGTTTGTCAGCGTCAGATAAAGGAAACGATTCGATTGAAGGAGCGCGTGTAGGATCTTCGTTGAACGTCATCAAGAACTTACCAGCGTTACTTGCTCCGCTCAAT